ACCGGCAGATATGACTAGAATATCACCAAGCGAGGCAAATGCTTTTACCGGGTTGTCTAGTGTCAAAAGCCCTCCTTCTCCTGAGACTCTCGGTGTCGAATACGTATAGGTTGTGAAACTTGTATTCTTTGATATGTAAACGAGGTTGTCGTCTTCAGAACCTACACAGATCTGATTCTGAAAATTGAATATTGTATCATTGTTTCTATCGGCCGCTGGCTGATTACTATTCGTGACTATCTTTTGTATTAAAGTATCTCCGGCCACGAGTCCTGTTGTATCCGCAATTCCTGTTACGGTTGTCGTCCCTGCTCCACCTGTGTATGTGTAATCTGTTCCTGTTCTGACACAGGTTAGTACCATATTTCTTGCCGAATAAAATCTATTTTGCGCGAAAGTAGTCGTCCCTGTCTTTGTTATTGTTGTCCCCGTGGTCGAGGAGACGATTGCTACACCTCCTGACCATTCGTAGATGTTGTCATCGCCCTGCACAAAGAGCATGAGGTCAAGTGCTTCTGTGTTATCCCACCATTTCGCTCCTCGTGGGATTGCTGTAGTACTCATAGAATCAATAATCTTCGTCCACGCATTTACTGCCGTACCATCCACTGTGCCGACATAAGCCTCCCATTCGTCATCGTAGCAGCGCAAAGGCAATTCTGTCCCTGTTGAAGTGTGCCAAGTAAAACTATTTCGAACTCCTGTCTCGGCATTATTACCTGCACCGAGTCTGGTATAACCCGGTCGTGTCTTGACCTTTTTATTACGATCGATCAGAACGTTTTGTGAACCTGTGACGAGGAGGCGCTTGTCTGAGTTTGTTTCATCGCTGGCAGTCACATATCCAATTGTTTCTTCTGCAAGATTATATTTCATTAGCGTTGAAATCTAGGTAAAGATGAATAATTTCCAAGTGTCTTTTTTCTCTGATCAGGATGCTCTGACCTGAAGGCCGGATATAATTCCATCAATTCCTTTTCAGCGTAAGCCAAATCCCAGCTCCCTCCTTCTGCCTCAACCTGGTGCGCCATCGCCTTGAGTAATTCCATTAAGAACATCGGAAGCGAGTCATTATCAATGAGCACCGTATCATCTGTACTCGTCGGCTGTGTGATATAAGTCCCTGATGTATTCTTAAACAAAAACTTTGTGTAATATTTTATGTCAAAATTCCTACCGATTGAGAATAGGATATTATCTACTCGTATATTATTTTTTGCTGCCGAGCAGGCAAAAGTTATCTTAAAAGAATCTATTGTTGTCGGCGCTACTGTTCCTGTTTCTGTTGCTGTGCTCCACGGAAACTTAATTAAGTTCCATCCTGCTTTAAATGCGGTGCCGTCTGCCTGTGTTGTCTGTGCGGTTGATGTCCAGTAAGCAGTGGTTAGGTCATTGCCCCATATCGCCGAGATACTCGTAAGACTCGCTGTTGTACCGAGATATACCCACGCAAAGACATCTGCTACCTCGTCCTCGTCAGCCAGGTCTACTGCTGTCATTGTAGTATTCTGTAAACCATCTCCTGTAGCTACTAAGTCAAATTCGATAGAACCACTGCCCGATATTTTAAAGATTGTATTAGCTTTAACGCCTGTCGCACTTCCGACTGCTGACCAAGTACCATTTCCAGTAAGAGTATTCATTACATTAAGCGTCTTTCCTGTTCTCGATCTCCAGTTGATACGGATTATCTTAGACCCACCATCTCCTTCGATGGACAGAGTCTTTGATTTGATTGCTTTCTCTAAGTCGAAAGACCCAGCATTCTTCCTGAATGCTTTGTCCCAATTATCTCTATTATCTTGTGGAAGTAAGTCTATGAGCGAATTGTAATCGCTAGGTAGTGCATAGTTGTACACATCGTCGTGTATCGTTGAGGCCAGTGTACCTAGTCGCATTGTCTCAAGCGGTTTACATTTCTGCAAGAAGATAGATGCCGCTCTTTCGTACATTGCGTATTTATTTCGGATTTTATTCAGCGTAGATCCATGGCTCAATCCTAATAAATGGTCATCGATATTTTGAATGGAATAGCTCACTTGTTTGTTTTAGTTAGCTGTTAAAATAGACACTCAGTAATCTTCAAAGTACTCGAGCCATAATTACTTATGCCTGTAACCACACCATTGTATGGGAAATCTGTATTCACACCGAAGGTGATCTCCTGCATTACTGGATATGTTGCATCTGCAGTTGTCGCATTAAGAGCGAGTCCACTATTCAATGTTGCCGCCGCTCCTTCATCAAAAGACAAAGCCGCTGTATTCGTTGCTCCTGATGGTGATTGAATAATAGCCCACGCTCTTCTTGTATTAGCGGCGAGAATCGTTGATGATAATTGGTTTCCAACTGTCGCCGGAGTCACTGAGCTTACTGAACATGAAGCCTGCGATCTACTTGTCATACCTAATTTTGCAGGTACAGTAGAACCGCCTATTAAATAGGATGCCAGTGCTATAAGTATTCCCGCCGCCCATAATTTTATTTTCGTCATTATTTTTAATTAAACTTTTAATAATAAACTCAGATTCTATCGATTGGCTATCACAAGTAGCCAATCTAAGAACCTAAGTTCTAATCGTCGAGTGGTGTTGAAAGTAAGACGATAATATCACTATTGATCTTTCTTACGAGTGTCATATTCATAAATGACGCTTCGTCCATACTAAGACCAGTAGCTGTACCAGCGGCTTTCACTTCAATACCAGTTCCTGCTGCAAAGATAACATCTATGCCAGCTGTTGAAGTGGCGTTGTACCATACAATATCTCTCCTGTCTCCAGCATTCGGAATTAAGGCCGAAAGTGTTGAAGAAGCAGGGAATGTGTATGTTAAGTCCGTCAAATTAACAGTTACCTCTATGAGACTGTAACCCAATGTTGCAGCATTCAATACGGTTGCTGTGGCTACAGTACTAGTTGCCAAAGTAGTTCCACCTTGTGTGAAGGTTTCTACCACGGTTGCACCTGTTACATCTAATGTACCAGTTACATCAAGCGTTGAACTGAATGTACCAGTTGTTGCACTTAATGCGCCAGAGCCATCGATAATGGCTGTCCCATCTACGTAATACCCACCATTTGTGTCAAGGTGCCCATTCGGATACCTTGTTGGAATGTCGAATGCTCCAAGTGCCGCATTGATGTCCTGTTGTACAGGTGTGTAAAGACCCCCTAGCCCAATTGCTAACGCAATCAAGGCGAGGATTCCTGCATATCTATTTAAGAAGTTCATATTCTTTGATTGCTTAATGCGTTAATAATTATGCGGTCCCATTACTGTGTACAGAACCACAGAATGACTCTGGGAAGTGTCTCTCGATGAAACGACCTCTGTATAGCCAAGAATCGTTGGCTGTATTCTCCGGCGGAATCAAACTTGTCGACAAACTCATGAAGCTCTTTCTATTAGCTGTGTGCTGTGAAGAAAGAACGTGGTATGAGGTGTTGGCGTTTGTGGCAGAGTTATAGGTTGAGCCCAAGAATATTGAAGCTGCAATTCTAACTGTTCCATAAACTGTGTCGAAGAAGTTTACTTGATTCTCACCTGAAAATGGTGCGAGTGAAGAGTCCATTGTTTCCTTTGCTGTCTTGTAAAGAATGAAAGGAACCAATATACCTTCGAAGACGTAAGAACCAGCTTCGCCGTCCTGAGCTTTCATGTTGGCGAGTGATTGTACTTGTGTCCAAAGGTTATCCGGGCTCATTGCACCTGTCTCTAGGTTATCAACTGTGTAGCCCTTCAAAGTTACGTGGCTATTCGATGACCACGCTTGACCATCCGGGGTTAGGTTAACTGACCCTGCGAAAGCATCACCGTATGTGTTGAGGATAGCTTTCTTATCCTGTGTCAAACGAGCTCTGTCGCCCATTTGCTCACCGATCTTTGCCCTCTTTCCGACAGCGTCAGCTTTGAAAGCTTCCAAAGATACAGGGACCTGCTTTGTCCACTTCTGCATCTTAACTGTCTTTGTATTACCCAAAAACGTATCCGTATCGGTAATTTCTTCCTGCTCGTCAGTCTCAACAAACCCGCCTACATTGGAATCTTCATCCCAAGTATAACCGAGTAAGTTAGAATTTGACTGCTTAAAGAACCAGGAATCTTGTGCTGAAAGGTACCCTGGTTGCTGTACTCTTTCATATTTTTCGTACAATACTGCATCTATCTCTGTCTGACATGCGTCAGGTGATAGAGCAAATGTATGACCTCCTTGCGGATTCAAAATTTTGTTCAATCTTACTATTAGCTAAGTTTGCCGTTCATAAGATTAAAAAGATTAAAACTAATAAACTATTTCTATGTTACGTCCAACATAAATGCTCTAGCATCTACAACAGCATCAATAGTCTGCAATGCAGTGTTTCCACCAACAATTATCAAACCATTTACATCTGCGGCCGCTGTGTCTTTTATTGTGTAGAGTTCACCACTATCTGAAGCACCTGTCGAATTGTAATCAATAAGAGATTTATCCATTATGATTAATGCCAATTCAGTAAGTGTGTCG